GTTGTACTTGACTTCCATCTCACCGAGCTTGACTGATTCGTACAGTCCCGTGTCGCCTGTCGATCCAGTGATTGAGTCCGTATTATTCGCCAACGCATTGGCCAGCTCATACGTTGCATATTTGATGTCGTTCGGGATCGCGGAGCAGGTCAGCTCAACACGATCTACGTGATAGTTGTTGCGTGGCCAGCTCAATGCCTGACCCTGATCGCAACGATCACCGTAAAAATTCAACGTGTCGATCCAGCGAGTGGCTGAGATCAATGCACGGTTTTTGTTGTCGTCAGACTTGTTGTCCCACTGTGTGCTGCTTGGGACAGTTTCAAAATACGCATTGGCTTCTGCCAACGTCACGTAGC